GGGTCGTCTGTTCGATAAGTAGGCTGGTTACCTACTATCGGCAGAACGAACCCGACCCTGATCTCCGCTAGCCGGTTTTTAATCGGCTTGCGACAAGGAACAATGATGCACCCTGTCACTAGCGCTTTTCCATCAACCCGTCTCCGTCAGAGATATGGACCTCAAACTCAACTCGGCTTCTGGCCGGTATATGAGCAGGTCCACCTCAGTCGTTTGACGGTTCAGAAACCTCCCTATAATGTTAATACGACACTGTCGGTTAATGCTGTAAAGGTTTTGTCCGGTTCGGACAGTAGACCCCAGTCGTACATCTCCATCGCTGATGGGGATTATCCTGGTACATACCTGAGAAAGGTGGCCTATAACAAGGCTTACCAAGAACTGATGGATGATGTGAATTCAGACCAGTCCCAATTGGCCGCCACATTGGCTGAGGCTCGAAAGTCCGCAGAGACGGTGAATAACCGCGCTCAGTGGATCTGGAGCTTTACCAATCGTAAGGCGAATAAGCGGAACTGGAAGAATAAGCATCGAGACCTCGCCGCTCTCTTCATTGAGTATCGGTGGGTGTACGAGGCTACAGTCAAAGACATATGGTCGGCTGTAGATTTTCTACAAGGATTTCAGCCAAAAGTTGAAGTCATTGGTGGTGGGCGAGCGAGGGATTCCTGGATCACAAGTAATCCGGCCCCTTATCCTCCTTACTACAAGGTTGTAGACTATAATCGGTATGAAGAATCTGCACGGTGTAAGATCACCTCATTGTGTCAGATCTCTAATCCGAACCTCTTCTTCGCGCAACAGATGGGTTTAACCAACCCTGCTGGGCTTGCATGGGAGCTCACCAAATTCAGTTGGCTTGCTGACTGGTTTGGCACCCTGGGAGAAGTTCTCAACTCCTGGGATGACCGACTCGGACTCGAGTTTGTCAATCCATGCTTAGTGGATCATCGTGAGATGGTTCGGACGAACATCGTCGCTGTCAGAGGGCCCGATGGGTATACAAGACAGAGCGTAGTTCGTCGTGTGGCAATTGATCGGGACCCCCCATAGGTCCTGGTCCGTATCTAATTGCCCGTCAAATCAAGGGTCCTTCCCTTGTTCGTGGCGCGACCGCCATAGCTTTATTAACACAGTTACTTGGTCGTAAGTAGCTATCCTTTCAATTGAAAGACCAAAATGGGTAATATTACTATCAAAAAAGCCGACGGGACGACGGACGTCACCTTTACGATGATTGCGCCGAGCGCGGGGGATGATAACCCCGCGCTTTATCGCAGCATCACCACTGGTGGCGCTCCAGCCCGACAAGACAGTCTCGAAGTCTATGGAAAATGGAACGGGGCTAAGACAGTTCGTCGCGTGAACCAAAAGTTCGTACGTAACTACAACGTTACCGACACTAACGGCGTCGAGAGTCGCCAAGGTGTTGTGGTCGTTGAAATTTCTGTCGCTGCCCCCACTTCCGTGCCGCAGTCCCACGTGGATGAAGCGGTTGCTCAGAGCGCGAACCTGTATAAAGCGGCGGACATCCAGTCCGCTTGCAAGACAGGCTACGCACCCCGCACCTAAGGGGTTTGCTATGAGTAAAAATACTGATATACGCGATGTAGTCAGTGTCCTAGACGCGCTCTGCGAGGGTATCTCCACACCACGCGCTCTCACAGTTCATCTACTGGCGAGAGCAAACGAGTGGGATCAGCTGGTCAGTCTGACAGTTGATCCAAAGCACTACCTTGACGCCGATCTTTATGCGCTTGATAGGCAGATCTCTGACTTTCTTCGGAAGTGTCAGGGACTGCCCACGACTCGCGACCTTCATCAGGCCGCCGTCGACGCATTCTATTCGAGCGAAAAGCGATGCTTCATGTCTAACGAGAAGCTATCACCCTTCATCTCTCCCGGGGCCTTCTTGGCACCGCATGAAGAAGGGTTACGGCGGATCCTTATCCGTCCCGTAAGAAAGATGATAGCGCGTATTCTCGGTCCGTTGCCGCTTTCCCTCACAGGAAAGTTAGGCCCCGGTGCGACATATGGAGACAAAGGAGCTAAGACGACTGTGGCTCACAAATTTTCATCTGTGCCCACCTTGACACGCGGTGTTATTCCTTTATTAAGTTACTGGGATGACATGTGGAGTGATATCCACAACGCGGAGGGCGGCAAACTCGATGTCGTCAATGGAAACCGATTCACATCGGTCCCAAAAGATTCTACAAAGAATCGGGGTATATGTATCGAGCCTGCTCTGAACATATATTTTCAATTGGCTGTCGGAAAGGTTATCCGCTCTCGCTTGAAATCAAACGCCGGGATCGATCTCGATCACGGACAAGACACCCACCGCGAGGTGGTGGCTTGGGCCAGCAAGAACGTCGAAACGTTCGGCACGATTGATTTAAGCAATGCTAGCGATACCATCTGCAAGAATCTTGTCAAACTCTTGCTCCCAGAAGATTGGTACAGCTTGCTGTACAGTCTGCGTAGCACACATACTCTCGTGAGAGATCAGTGGACACGCCTCGAGAAATTCTCGAGTATGGGTAATGGCTTCACCTTTGAGCTGGAAACACTCATTTTCCACGCGATTGCTTCGGTAGTCGCAGGAGTGAAGTGTCTAACCTATGGGGACGACTTGATTGTTCCTTCCGGTAAGTGGGTGGATGTGTGTAACGCCCTCGAATTCTTTGGGTTCGAGGTGAACTGGAACAAATCATTCCAGTCAGGTCCGTTCTTGGAATCGTGCGGTGCCGATTACTTCAACGGTCAGGCCGTGAGGCCTTACTTTTTGAAGGAGGTACCGTGTGAACCCCAAGAGTGGATCGCAGTTGCTAATGGACTGGCTCGCAGCGGCCACCGTGGCAATATCTTTAGCACTCGAATGTCCCATTATAGGACTGCTCGCCGCTGTGCTTTGGCTTTTCTGCCACTTCCCATAAGGAAGTGCGTAGGGCCAGCGCATCTTGGCGATATTGTAGTGCATGAAGACGACCCGATGGTATGGAACTCCCGAGTGATCGGGGGTATCCGCAGCGTACGAGTGTATATGCCGGTTGCCCGTAGAAGGGTACCTTGGCATCACTTCACTCCGTCAGTCAAGCTAGCATCAATCCTATACGGTGTCGGTGCCGACGAGCGGGGGGTGATCCCCCGCCAAGCGGTCACCGGTTACGTTTTAGGATGGGTAGTGCCGTGAGGCACGCGCCGCGAGGCGCCAGAAGCTAGGGTGATACCCTAGTTGGAGGGACG